AACGATGGGTGAACAGACGGTCGCGTCCTGCGTGGTGTTTGATGCTAACGGTCCGCTGCGCGCCGAGTATCGCCGCTATAACATCACCGGCATCACGCCGGGCGATGACTATGCGGCGATGAATCAGGTGCTGCGTCGTCGCTATGGTAAAGCCATAGAAGAGAGCAAGATCCCCGATGTGATCCTGATTGACGGCGGGAAAGGGCAGCTCGGCCAGGCGAAAGCGGTATTTGAATCGCTTGATGTCAGCTGGGATAAAAACCATCCGCTGCTGCTGGGCGTCGCAAAAGGGGCCGATCGTAAGGCCGGTCTGGAGACACTGTTCTTCGAGCCGGAAGGTGAGGGCTTCAGCCTGCCGCCGGACTCTCCGGCGCTGCACGTCATCCAGCATATTCGCGATGAATCGCACGATCACGCCATCAGCGGTCACCGCAAAAAACGGGCGAAGGTGAAAAACACCAGCTCACTCGAGACGATCGAAGGCGTGGGGCCAAAACGTCGCCAGATGCTGCTGAAGTATATGGGCGGATTGCAAGGATTACTCAACGCCAGCATGGAGGAAATTGCAAAAGTGCCGGGTATTTCGCAAGGGCTGGCAGAAAAGATCTACTACTCGTTGAAACATTGAGGGCTCTGTAGCAACATAGAGCTAAATTTTACTGACAACAAATAGTTACCGTCACTATGCAATATAACATCCCTACGTTGCTCACTCTTTTTCGTGTCGTACTCATCCCGTTCTTTGTGCTGGCGTTTTACCTGCCGGTTGTCTGGGCACCCTTTGCCTGCGCATTGATCTTCCTTATTGCAGCGGTAACAGACTGGTTTGATGGCTACCTGGCGCGCCGCTGGAATCAAAGCACCCGTTTCGGTGCCTTCCTCGATCCGGTGGCGGATAAGGTGATGGTTGCTATCGCCATGGTTCTGGTGGCCGAGCACTATCACACCTGGTGGGTGACGCTGCCTGCGGCAACCATGATCGGCCGTGAGATTATTATCTCTGCGCTGCGCGAGTGGATGGCGGAGCTGGGGAAACGCAGCAGCGTGGCGGTCTCGTGGATTGGTAAAGTGAAAACGACGGCGCAGATGGCGGCGCTGGTCTGGATGCTGTGGCGTCCGAACGCCTGGGTTGAGTGGGCGGGGATTGGCCTCCTGTGGGTGGCGGCAGTGCTGACGCTGTGGTCAATGCTGCAATATTTGAACGCTGCGCGCGGAGATTTGCTTGATCAGTGATCGTTTCGCCGTAATTTTCAGCAAACGATCCGGGGATGCAAAAAATAACGTTGACTCATAACGTCATATCAGTAGAATGCAACGCATCGAACGGCGGCACAGCAAGCCGGACGATAATGAAATCAAGTGGTTAGACATTTACTTGATGACATGCGGGAATAGCTCAGTTGGTAGAGCACGACCTTGCCAAGGTCGGGGTCGCGAGTTCGAGTCTCGTTTCCCGCTCCAGATTAAAGACATGCGCAACAGCGGGTGTCAGTTTGAAAAGTTTTACGGCGCGTTAGCAAAGCGGTTATGTAGCGGATTGCAAATCCGTCTAGTCCGGTTCGACTCCGGAACGCGCCTCCACTTTCTTCCCTGGCCGGATGGTGGAATCGGTAGACACAAGGGATTTAAAATCCCTCGGCGTTCGCGCTGTGTGGGTTCAAGTCCCACTCCGGCTACCATGGGAAAAGTAGAATAAAATCAATGATAAGCAGTGTCGTATAAACCACCGAAAGGTGGTTTTTTTATGCCCGAAATCTGCTGTTTCATAATATCACTTCATAATATTTTATTGACCGCCGACAACCGGAACGACTGCAATTTTGCGATCATATCGTGCTGTTTGCTCCACGTTTTTGTGTCCTGAGATAGCCTGTTTCTCGTAAATGTTCCCCTGCAGGTCTGAGATACCTTTCGCTTTCAGGTCATGAAATGTGAAGTCAAAACTCAAATGGGGGTATTTAACCCGCGCTTCTTCTTTGGCTTTTCTCCATCGACTGTTGAAGCCATCCCTGGTGTATTTGTGCCCGGTGGATTGATGAAGAATAAACAGACTACTCATCCCTTCGTTGAGAGGGAGGGCTTTAGCAAGTTCAATTGCTGCCTTCAACCGGTCTGACCATGCTTTAATTTGTGCTACTGCTGTTTTGCTCTGCTTAATCAGTATTCCTTCAGTCATAAGCTGGCTTTTCTTCATCTCAAGTACATCGTTTTGACGTGCGCAGCACAGATAAGCCAGCTCCATTGCGACACGTACGACATCAGGCGAAACGCTGTATAAGGCGTTGTACTCTTCGTGCGTGATATAGCGATCCCTGCCAGTCTCTTTAAATTGCTTAACGCCTTTTGTGGGGTTGCCATTGGCATACCCGCGTTCGTAAGCCCAGCGATACACGCGCGACATAAAAGCCTTTTCCCGGTTGGCCTGGGTGCGACTCTTTACGCCACGCTTATCGAGGTATTTACGCACGTGCTCAGGCTTAATGCTGTCTGGTGGCATCTGCCCGAAAACATCGATTATCTTTTTGGAGTATTTGCGGTAATCCTTCTGTGTTTCAGAGGCCAGTTCGAAAAAATCTCCCGACTGGAAAAATTTTTCAACCAGTCCAGAAAGTGTTGATTCATCCGGCCTGTCATTAATCAGTGCTTCCCATGCTGTCCAGACCTGCGCCTGTGTGCAGGTCTTATCACAAAGGCGGATGTTTCCGCCTCCTTTTGGGTGATACTCATAGGCTGAACGTCCGAGGTAAACCCTCGGGGGCATCCAGGCATCGTCTTTGTTTTTACGTGCGCGTGGCATTAGTCAAGAGCTCCAAAGTTAGGCTGAGGACCGTTAGCATCAATAGCTTTCTGTCGGTGAGAAAGCGGATTGTTGAAATGAGCCCACGTTGTGCGAGGGCGTCCATCGCGCCTGGTTATAAAAAATATCCCGGCATCACGCAAGCTTTCGCATTGCTTTGAAGGAATTTTATAACCGGTCAACTTTTCAATATCGGCGTCAGAGATAATGTCTGTTTCGTTGTTCATACTTCCACCTCACACTGAACCAATCGCTTTCTGAACTACCCGATAACCCCGTTTCCGGGGCTTTCTCTTCGCTTCAACTCGCACTGCTGAAACCTTTGGCGCTGGAGGGATCGGTACTGAAACGCCATTACGCATATCTCTGCGGTTACCCATCCTCCATACCAGTTGGGCGGTATAGTCCCGGCCATCGTCAACGGTGACGACTGAGCGAACCAGTTCGTCGTTTATGTCAACCATTTCACCCGTTTGCCGCCTCCTTGCTGAATCCCGCGCTGATTACGTTTTTAGCGATGATTGCCGCATCAGCGCCGTCAAGCTCACCATCCTCACCGATAACTGCTTTCATCAGTTCATTCTGGAGAACGCTGTCATAATTGCGCGGCCAGAATTCCGTGGGCATATCGTAGGAGTTGCAGTAGAAGAACGTGTCAATAGTTATCTGAGCGGCTTCCTCGGCAGTCCGCTCAGGCTGGCGATAACCAGCCTCCCAGATAGCATCTGTCATTGCCGATGGATCACCGGCAGCAGATTTAATCAATTGAACCAACTCAAACAGATTCGATTCAGTCACCACACACCTCCATTTCCCTTTCCACAGACTCACAGCAGCGGCGAAAAACTTCAGCTGATACCTCATTTCTCAGGGCTCTGATGAGCAATTCATCCCGCGATTTTTGACGCTCAATATTTTTCTCTCGCTCCAGTTGACGCAGTACGGCCAGGCGGGAAGTAATGCGTTTCCGTGTGTTCTTCCACTTAACCAGAGCTACGTTTGCCCTGTGCCGCCAGCCATATTCGTTATCGATAACGTTTTCAAGTTGCGAGCTGATACTGGCAATGACATCTTCAGCCGTGACCAGAGCCTGCAGGTGGTCGCTTATGGTTACCAGTTGGTTAACATCAATGGATTCAGCTTTCATCCGTTCACCTTCCTGTCTGCCAATGTTTCAACGTAATCCCAACCACCACAGGCATTAACCATTTCTCCCAGTCTTGAAAAACAGGCATTCATCCAGCGCAGCCCGCGAGGTGTTAGTGATGGCACCGTTCCCCAGTCGATGAAGTCCGAATTGCTGCGATGCATATATTTGATAAGGTCCAGAATGTTGATGTAATGGGCCCGGCGTTTTTCCATATCCCAGCCTTTGTTTTCCAGATACGAATCGATGAATTCCTGTAATGCTGGCTGATTAAGCGAAATATCACCGAACTGGTGGCGATAAACCGGGCGGCGGTGCAGGCTGACCAGATAAAACAGATACGCATCGCATACCCATGTCAGAGCTTGCTGGTGGGCCAGCTCGATAAAGCCAGCCGGTACGAATGCGTTATTTTCCACTGCTGCTCTCCATGTCACGCTGGTTCCAGTCATGGATGGCTCGCTGTTTGCTGTCAGGCAACTGGGAAGCGTTGCAACAGCCACAGTTGACGAGGTACATATTTTCGTCACCATCTTCAGGCAGGGTTTCGACCAGGCTCACGTTAGGGTTGCCGCAGAATGGACAGGGCTTGAGCAATCCGTCGCTGTTCACATTGTCTGTGGCCGGAGGATACGAATCAGGGACAACGGAGATCAGCACCAAGTTGGTTGCCTCGATACGGTCATCAACGATAGATTCAGTTGCAGCACAAATAGCACCTGACACATCAAAGGAGTTTGTTTTTACTGTAAGCGGATGGCGGCCACCGCAGGGGTAATCACCCATAAATGTCACGGTGTAGTCAATTTTCTGAATCATTTTTCCTCCGGCGTATAAATCGCTTTGTCGTGGCTGAACTCTCCGTTCCAGGTGGTTTTCATCGGCAACTCACCTTTGAGGTAGAGCTGATAAATCCGATGGGTGCCTTTCTGCAGCAGAACGATTTTCTTTTTAGTGAATGGCTCTTTGCCAACGTCCTTAATCTGTATGTCCTGCTCAGTAAGGTATTTGTCACGGGCATAAGATTTAACGCGCCAACGCGGCTCTTTCTCTGGATCTGGTTGTTCGTTGTAAATCCAACCGCGCTGATATGCCCACCAGGTAATTTTGCTGGTATTAACACCGTTGAGCGCCTTGCAGAACGCTGGCAGAGTCATTCCTTTGGTAAAGTGCTTCTCCAGATTCTCAACCGTCACGCTTAGTGTTTTATTTTCCAGCGCAGTGGCTTCGGCTCGCTCTTCGGCCTCGATAACCATCATCGCCAACTGCTTACGGCTGAGAGCCACCTGTGTTGACGGTGCCGCGATGGCATCACGCTGAGTAAAGTAAAATTCCACCAGGTCTTCGTGATATCCCCATGCCTGATCGGTATCGACGACTTTTGACATGCGAGCCGCGCCGCGTTCGGTCCAGAGAATCAGCTGGCTTGTATGTTTATTAACCAAGTGACTTTCAGGTACTAGGTTCTTAAATCCCTTTAGCTCTGAGCCAGTCAGAAGGAAGTAATGCTTACCCTCTTCGAACCGTTCCAGATTGCGTGACAGGTTTTTACGGATGTTTACCTCATCCGTGCCATATCCCGCTGCCAACTGCTCAGTAGTCACAACCCGCTGACCGCGATACTCGATGACCTGCAAGTCACGAGCCGCTACTGGCGTTAATTCAGTTTTCATTGCCATGTTACTTATCCTTCTTCAATTCGATCCCGATGTGTTTTGCGTAACGGCGCATACTGCGATTCAGTGGCATCAGTACGTTGCCGTCCCCGGTACTGAACTGCGATACAAACTGCTCACATTGCGCATTTTCGCGAACTGGCTCCCGTGTCAGCCGGTGCCCTTGTGCCAGCGTCAGCCCACATAACCCCTGGCGAGTTTTGCTGTTGCGTTTCTTTGCCATCAGCGCACCCCATCTGGTTTGCTGGCCTGCAGTTCTGCCTGCTCTTTCACGAATCGGTCATGCATGGCGTCCCACTTTCCGAGCCACTTACGTGCTTCGCGTTTACGTTCTAGCATTCGGCGCAGACGGCGAATACAACGCAGGTGGGCCATGAAATACTCATGGGTTACGCCGCCCCGCTGCCAACAGTTAAGTTCTGGCTTAAGAGGATGGACTGCCTGCACATCCGGGTGACGCTGCTCAAATCCGGAGCGCTCAAATGCTTCTGAAGTCATGAAGAACGCCAGATACCGGATCGCTGTGTCTCGGGTGAAGCATTTTTTAATGCGACCGTGGCGTGCTGCCACGAACAGCGGGCCAACTGGTGTATCGTGTTTCTGTAATGCCAGGTCAATCGCGCTGGCGGTGCGGTTATCGAACATAATTAATTTCCCTCACTTACATGCTTCTTTTTCACGTAATCAACAACCTCGTTCAGAAGTTCGTCGATAATTAATTTCCCTGAATCAGTCAGATATTCGGTGTGTTTATTAATTCCTATTGCATTTTGATATGCGGTTTTGATAGTAGCGTCACCCTCATATCGGTTAAGCCCGCCGCGAGTTAATCCTTCAAACCGTAATAACAGCTGATTCATGAAATGCTCATTTACTTCTACGGTTTCAATTTTGTTTTCGGGCAGTTTTATAATCAGTAGGTTTCCACCAGTTTTACGTTTGAGTCGCGCCAAGGCCGCGTTTGCAATTCGGCGGCGATATGTCTCGATTAATTTATCCATTGCGCTGTTCCACCTCCAAACTCATTACTATTTCTTCTTCTTTTTCGGTCCATTCATGAATCTCAGCGGCGAGGTCATAAACCAGAGCGCATATCGTTTTGATTTGAAATCTGTCTAGCTTGTCGTGATATTCAAATAATGTTTGCGACAAGCCAGACAACTTCTCCGCTTTGATATTCACTTCCTGAATATCCTGTCTTTTAAATACGTCCATAATTAACGTCCATATGCTTTTTTAAGATAAAGACGAGCGATTACCTCGTAACCGCAGGCCGCATAAAGGCATGCTGTTCTATATGCCGATTTATCAATGATGAAAGTCATACGAAGCGCCTCACGGCCAAAGACGCGACTACCCGACCGTGAATTTTGATTTCTTTCTGTTCATCGGTGTTAAGGGTGAAAGTTTCGTAATGATGGTTATCAGAGATGATTTTTAATGAGCCATCAGCTAATGGCTCGATTCTCTTAATGAAAAGGCATGGGCGACCAAAAGCATCCATTGTGTAAACATAAATGCCAGAGGTAAGCGCACGTCCACCGCAATCAACGAAAGCCACAACCTCACATGGTTCTATGGTCGGCTGCATTGAGTCACCCTCCATCCTGCAGCTCTGAACGCGGTTACCAAAGTCATTAATATTGTCTGAACCGAACAGCATTTGAGGAGTTTTTATTGGCTGATTAATTGTGATAGCGTTTTGCATTTTCATTTCCTCAGGGTGAGTTTTTCCCCACCCAAAAAGGTGTTAATTATTAATAATTGACTTAATTAGTTAGTTAAATAGCAGAGAACATTTTCTTAATGTCAGGATGGTCATCAATGATTTTTTTAGCATCATCACATGCCTCATCATATGACTTGAAGAAATCAACTAATACAAAATAATTATCGATGCGTTCGTAAACGGCGAACTCCATCTCTCCAACAAATGTTGTATTAAATTGGTAATTAAATCCTTTCTCGCAAGGCTGTACCGCATAACAATAAGACCAGTGCGAATTGGATGCTTTGAGCTTGGCGTGGATATCAAATTCCTGGCTTGCTGAGTTTGGTTGGGAGGTTATATTCATCTCATTGGCTCCGTTGTTTGCCGATGAATGAAATATACCTATAGGTAACATTGTAAATCAATACCTATGGGTAACAAAAAGCGATTTATTTTCTAATTATATGATTGTTATGGATTTTTATTTCATTATCAGATTGGATTGAGATAGCAGGGACAAAAAAACCCGGATGAACCGGGTTGGGGGTGTAGGATCATAGGCTTCTAAACGAGTCGCATTTTCGTTTCTATAGCAACCCCTATAATGCGGCAATTACCATTGATAGGCACCACAGGCCACTGTGGGTTCAAACCTTTCAGATAGGATTTTCCACCGTCGAGCACAAGTTTTTTAAAGGTTGCCTCATTGGAGTCGTAAAGCTTAGCTATAACTAGACTCCCGTTAATTGGTTCCCTGCCTGTGTCAAAAAGAACATACGTACCTTCTGGTATGCTAAGGCCTGTGGGTGAAGTCATTGAGTCACCCTCAATCTTCAGCCAAAATGCGTCACCTTGTATATGAGCATCAGATTCAAGCCACATGTCTATATCTTTTAAGCTATAGGCTTCCACAGCTTCACACCATGCGCCGGCCTGAACATTACTGATAACAGGATAAGATCTGCTGGGTTTGTATGGACCTGCGTAGCTAACATTTGCATTTTCTAGGCCTATTTCATCCATCCACCCTCTTGGCAAATTAAAGGCCTTCTCAATTACTTCTATCATCCCGTCAGCGATTCGTTTTTTGCCTGCCTTACCTTCTGGCCACAGCATTCGCGATACGTAGGAAGGTTCTCGCTCCAGTTTCCTGGCGAGTTCTGATGCGTTGCCATTGCAGTATTCATCCCGCAACTGGATGAGCCTTAAGCGGCGTTTCTCATATTTGTCCATAGCTTTCATTCTATCAGTTGTTACCTGTTGGTAAATTACCTGTGGGTATTGATTATTGTATTACCTGTGGGTAATATCAATCCTGTTGATTTATCCAGAGGCATCATATGGAAACGTTAAAGAGATACATGGCTAGCCTTTCACCAAAACAGAAAAGGGCATTCGCGGAAAGTTGCGGGACAACAATCAACTATTTGCGCAAGGTTATGAGCACCGGATCAGTGATTGGTCCTGAAATTTGCGTACAAATTGAGATACAAAGCGGAGGAGCTGTAAGCCGTCAGTCACTCAACCCTGAAAACTGGCAACGCATCTGGCCAGAACTGAAGGGTACAGAGTCCACCACTGAGAATAATGAGGTGTGAAATGTCGCACTCAATCACTACCGAAAACCAAATTAAGCCATTGGATATCGATTATCGTGATCCGCGCGGTGTGATTGTGCATGTCACCGGCTGGAATCGGGATAAGCAGCAGGTGTATTTCACCAGGCAGAATTATCCGCATGAATGCATGCAGCCTGTCTGGAAGTTCCAACAATATTTTACGAAGGTCTCGGAGGCGCAAAATGCGTGATTACGGAAAGGTGTCTCCTCACTTCTGGATTGGCAGAACAGGCAAAGAGCTGCGTCAGGCTGGGCCAGAGTCTCAGCTTGTGGCGTTGTACCTGCTTACCAGTCCGCACGCCAATATGATCGGTCTTTATTACATGCCCCTTGCGTTCCTGTCTCATGAGACTGGATTAACCATGGAAGGGGCTAAGAAGGGGCTTAATAGCGCCATTAAAGCCGGGTTTTGTAAGTACGACGAGCATTCAGAGATGGTGTGGGTCATCGAAATGGCAACGCATCAAATCGGCGAGGCACTGAAACCCGGAGACAAGCGCTGTACTGGAGTACAGAACGAATACAACAAAGTATCGGATAACCTATTTCTTTCAGAGTTTTACGAGAAATATTCGAAGCAGTTCAATATGACCTGTCCCCGTAGTAGTGAGCTCCAGATCCCGGATGTAAATGAAGGGGCTTCAAAGGGGCTTGCAAGCCAAGAGCAGGAACAGGAGCAGGAGAAAGAACAAGATCAAACTAATTTGTCCGATTCGAATCGGACTGATGGCGATAAACCTGACGAGTCGAAAGGGAAACCTTCACAGGAAAAACCTGATTCTGAATCAGATGATGCTGAAGGCCAAGACCCAGTCGATGTTGCTTTCGAAAATATTTTTTGGGGGGCAGGTCTGAGAAAGGATGCCAAGGTCAAGGCTAAGTCAGCGTTCAGGACCAAATATCGCGACTGGAAAAAAGCGAACCGAGGTACGCCTGAGAACTTCGCCGTTATGCTGGCTGAAGATATCAGACTCCGGGTGAAAACACAGCAAATGGGGTTCGACAAACTCCTGCCAGCGTCATACCTGAACGGAGAGCGCTGGAACGATGAAAAACCAAATGGAGCTCCTCAGATATCCGCAAGCGCAAACGCCATCGGTGGGTCAGGGGCTTCCTGGTTCGCAAAACCAAGTGACGGTTCGGCTGAGGTATTTATCAGTCAGGCCGCAATTGACCGCATGAAACGTGGAGCTAACCGCCCATGAAAACAACCCTCAAGCGTGTCCTGGTTGCTGGTTATAACTGTGGCTTTCTGCGCGAGGGATTCGTGACGTGGTGCTTTATAAAATTTGATTTACGGAGTGTCTGATGACCCCTGCTGAACTTTCAGAAAAACTATGGGATAACGCCGAGCGCGTCGCTAAATTTCTCCTTCCGAAAGGACATCTGGAGGGGAAAGAGTGGTGTGCTGGCAATACGAACGGTGACTCAGGCAAAAGCCTCAAGGTCAATATCGGCGGTAAAAAATCATGGGCTGACTTTGCCAGCGGTGACAGCGGCGACCTGCTGGATCTCTGGGTGCTGGTGCGTAACTGTCAGCTGCATGACGCCATGCGAGAAGCGAAAGAGTTTCTTGGCCTGAAAGACGATGACCACCACTTCGAAGCGAAGAAAAAAACGTTCTCTCGTCCGACAAAGAAGGGCGTTAAATCGGCCAGTAAATGCTACGACTACCTTGCTTCGCGTGGTATCACCCGTGAAACAGCAGATCGTTTTAAAGTGACAGATGCGGTGGTCTGGTACCACGACGAAAACCGCGAGGTGCCTGCCGTGGCATTCCCGTACATCCGGAATGGCGAACTGCTGCAGGTGAAACGTATTGGTACCGAGCGGCCAAACGGCAAAAAGTTGATCATGGCTGAGGCTGATTGTGAACCATGCCTGTTTGGCTGGCAGGCGCTGGATAAAAACACCCGTCTGGTAGTGCTGTGCGAGGGTGAGATTGACTGCATGACCTTCACGCAGCTCGGTTATGATGCCCTGTCTGTTCCCTTTGGCGGCGGTAAGGGTGCCAAACAGCAGTGGATTGAATACGAGTATCACAACCTCGATCGCTTCCAGGAAATCTGGCTGTGCCTGGATAACGACGATGTAGGCCGTGAAGCTGCAAAAGAAATCGCCAGACGTCTTGGTGAGCACCGTTGCCGCATGGTTGAACTTCCGCACAAAGATATCAACGATTGCCTGATGAACGGCATGGACAGCGACTCCATTCTTGAATACATGGAACGCGCTAAATTCTTCGATCCCGATGAGCTTTGCTCAGCAGGGGACTTGCTTCAGGAAACTATCGAGGCATTCGAACATCGGGATACCGGTCTGTTTACAAGCCCATGGGCTTCGCTGAACAACAACTTTAAGTTCCGTGCCGGTGAGCTGACCCTCGTCAATGGCGTGAATGGGCATGGCAAAACCGAGCTCGTTGGACATATTGCGATTGATGCGATGAGTCAGGGGGTCAGGACCTGTATTGCTTCTCTGGAGCTTAAACCAGGCAAAATGCTTGCCCGACTCACGCGGCAAACCATCTGCACCTCCTCACCGAAGCGTGAAGAAATCATTATGACCAACGAATGGTTTTCTGACCGCCTTTGGGTATTCAAACTTACCGGAACGGCCAAAGCAGACCGGCTTCTTGAGATTTTTGCCTATGCCCGGCGTCGCTATGGCATTGAGCTGTTCGTCATAGATAACCTGGCGAAATGCGGATTGGACGAAGAAGATTACACAGGTCAGAAGGACTTCATCGATACGCTGTGCGACTTCAAGAACGAACATAACTGTCACGTCCTGCTGGTTACCCATGCCAGAAAAACAAACGACTCCGCTCCAACCGGAAAGATGGACGTAAAAGGCACCGGTGCTTTAACGGATATGCCCGACAACGTGATGGCCGTCTGGCGCAACATTCCCCGTGAGCTGGCGCAGAGAAAAGCGGACCGTATGGGTTATGAGAGCCTCGACAAAGACGAACAGGCCGCAATCAATCTTCCTGCCTCAATGATTCGCTTGTTGAAGCAACGAGAGGGCGAAGGGTGGATCGGTGACATCGGAGCTAATTTCGACTCTCGCTCTCACCAGTTCCTGGAAGGCGAGAAAAAACCATTTAACTACCTGGTCGGTAAGCCGCAAAGCGAGCTTGATCTCGAGTGGGAAGCCAGCAACGTAACGAGGGTTTGAGATATGAAACTTGAAGCTTCACTAAAACACTTTAGCCCTCAGGGTATGCACATCAGCGACGACGTGAAAGGAACTTCTCCGGACCGCCTTACAGGAACAGATGTAAGGGCGGCGATTGGCACCACCAGCAGCCGTGCGCGCTTCGGCCTGGCGGCGTTCTTCGGTAAAGCGGGAATCAGCAAAACGGATGAACAGCTCGCAGTTCAGGCGCTGGCGCGATATGCGATGGATGCCGCACCGAAGAATGTTCGCAAAGCAGCTGGTGGCCAGTTCGGATGGTGTATGCATATGTTGGCACAATTTGCCTTTGCTGATTACTCACGTTCAGCGGCTACCAGTGTGACGTGTCACAGTTGCAGTGGTACCGGACGAACAACCCGAGAGCAGATTACCCGCAAGGTTTCGTACCCATGGGGTAAAGCTCCATACTGGGCCTGCCGCTCTCGTGCTGTTCGACCGTCTGACTGGGAGCAGTGGACGGAGGTAACAGAGGTTGTACCGGCGGTCTGTGATGCTTGCGATGGCAAGGGAACGATCAGCGCCCGTTGTCGTTGCGGCGGTAAAGGCGAGGTTCTAGACCGCAAGGCCACAAGCGAGCGCGGCGCTCCGGTGTTTAAAACCTGCGAGCGCTGCAGCGGAAATGGATTTTCTGCGGTGCCGTCTACCGCAGCCTATAAAGTGATACTGAAGCGCGTTCCGGATCTGCACGTCAGAACATGGACTCGCAACTGGAAACCGTTTCTTGAGGCGTTGGTGAGCATTTGCCAGCAAGAGGAGGGGAAGGCGGCAAGGGAATTTCAGGCTGTAACCAGTAGCTGTGAAGAAAGCAGCAAAGTTTAGTTTTTTCACTACATAAAGCTTGATTTTGTCCGAACTTGTCATGTATGCTTCTAATCGTGCGGAGTAACGCCTAAAAGATTTCAACATGAAGCCCCTCTCGGGGCTTTTTCATTACTTAAGCCAACCTAAAAAGCCCATAAAGTTTTTAAGCTCGATTTCTTCTGCTGTCGAAGAGTATTTTATTTTATTTGCTATAGGTAATAGGTTCTTTTTAGTTAAGAACTTACCGGCTTGATGTTTTAGATTTTTTAGTTGTTTGATTCGTTCTTCAATTGTGGCCGCGATTCTGGCAGTTTCAGCAATCTCAGGGCTTGGTGCTGTCGATAGGTCAATGGTACGAATTTTTTTGATGTCTTCACTTATAGATACAAATAAATTTCGAAGATTATTTTCGGGTAGCAGCACATGGGTAAATGATACTTTCCCCATGTCGTACTCGCTTGTTGCCTCTCCAGAATCCCGCATATGCTTATTCATTGCAAAAAGAATGGTTCTTGTCTTCTTATCAGTTTCAACTTCTGAAAGAGTCATAAAGCCACTCTGATTTTTTTCTAATAGACGGATTTCTGCAGCCCCAAGCCTGCCAGAAAAATTGGAGTTTTTACTTTTTTCAATAGCAAACGACAGATAATCGATAGTGGGCTTGACGCTTCGTAGCGCTTCAATATTTTTTTTCCATGCATCACACTTATCTTTTGCGGTGCTAATAATTTCTCGGTTTGTTTCGATCTCCATGAATTTATTGAAACTGAGAACGTTTTCACCAAACTCAACTCCAAATTCGTTTTTTCCACATTTGTTGCCGATGTTGGTTTCTATACCTCTTGAGGTTTTGACGATGTAACCCATTTGGTGTGGCTGGTTGCATCCAGTTAAACCACAGTGGATTTCTTCCTTAAATTTATAGTAACCAATAATCTCCTCAAACTGATGATCGCCTTTTGCTATTTTGGCAACAAAATTTGGTCTTGAAGTGATTAGCTCCCAGTCGTCAACTTTTTCACTGCCATTTTCTGTTCGAAGAAAAATCATGAATCGCTCCATTCGATAGTGGACCGTTTATTTTATCGCCATGCAATTGAGATCACCATATCTTCGTTTCACTTTTGAAATTGATTCGTTTGGCGGCCTTACTTCCCCTCATATTGAGAGGATTCACAGCATTGAGGGGGACCGATGTCCGATCCGATTTCCGGCACTGGCTTAGCCGGTGGCGCTCTGACGGGTGCCAGTATCTATGGCCTGCTTACAGGCACCGATTATGGTGTGGTATTTGGCGCATTTGCAGGTGCCGTATTCTATATCGCCACAGCAGCTGATCTGAGTGCAACCCGCCGGCTGGCATATTTCATAGTGTCGTATATCGCCGGGATCTTATGCTCCGGGCTGGTAGGCTCAAAGTTATCTGCCTGGACCGGTTACAGTGATAAACCTCTGGACGCCATCGGTGCCGTAATCATTTCTGCATTAGCCGTCAAAATCCTGACGTTCCTGAATAACCAGGATGTCGGCTCGCTGGTGGCGCTGATAACGCGCCGGGGAGGTTCAGGTGGTACTAAATGACCCAACTGCAACATTAAATGCTCTGCTCTGCGCCGGGGTGGTGATTACCCTGATGTTTTATCGTCGTGGCGATTCCCGGCATCGCCCGTGGGTTTCCCGTTTAGCCTGGCTGATTACTGTCACGTACAGCGCTGTGCCGTTGGCCTACCTGTGCGGGATTTATCCTCATTCATCGTGGGCCACCATTGGGGCCAACGTCCTTTTCCTTTCCGTGCTGGTGGCCGTCAGGGGCAACGTTGCGCGTCTGGTTGATCATCTGAGGCACTAATGACCAAAGACGAAATATTTAATGCCATCCTCGGCAAAGAGGGCGGGTACGTTAATCACCCCGACGACAAAGGCGGCCCAACAAACTGGGGGATTACGCAAGCGGTAGCTCGCGCTCACGGTTACAACGGTGATATGCGCAACCTTACCCGCCAGCAGGCGCTGGATATCCTGACTGCTGACTACTGGACAGGGCCACGCTTCGACCTTGTTTCTGAGGTATCACCAGCCATCGCTGCCGAACTCTGCGACACAGGCGTAAACATGGGCCCATCGGTGCAGACCAAATGGTTTCAGCGTTGGCTGAACGTGTTCAACATTCAGGGCACGCTCTATCCCGATCTGATTGCAGATGGTTTTATTGGTCCGCGAACTATCAGCGCGTTAAAAAGCTATCTTTCCCGGCGCGGAAAAGAGGGTGAGCTGGTTATGCTTCGGGCCCTGAATTGTAGCCAGGGTCAGCGTTATCTTGAGCTGGCAGAACAGCGCAGCGCGAACGAGACGTTTGTTTATGGCTGGGTAAAGGAGCGGGTGGTTATATGACGCTTGAGATGATTACCGGACTCGTTGTCGCGGTGTTTGCTGCTATTGCCGCCGCATTTGGCCTAGGTCATTCACGCGGCACCAGCAAAGCGGAAGCGAAAGCCGACCAGCAGCGCACTGAAGATAACGCAGCGGCAACGGTCGCAGCAGCCGAACGCCGGGTAGAAGCAACGAAAGAGGCCAGCAATGTACAGCAGACTGTTAACCATATGCCTGGCGACGATGTTGATCGTGAGCTGCGCACAAACTGGACCCGTAAAGGTTGAGGTAGTGGACACGGCTTGCGACTGGGTTAAACCCATATACGGAACGGATCACGACTGGGATGTTCTGGACCGCCAGACGAAGAAAGACATCCTGGCGCATAACAAAGCGTGGCAGGCTAACTGTCAGGAAATGAAAAACAGAGAACAGGCCTTTTAATTGGATTTATTGGACTGTAAAGAATTCCTCAAAATAATCTATTAATCGAATAAGTTGATGAGTAGCTTCGTTAATATCGAAGATTAAAACTATCCATGTGGCAGCAAGCAACATCAGGATAACGTAAAGCACATACATCACTAACCTCATTCAGACTGTCCATAGCATTGTTATCGATTATAGATGTCACAAATCTAAGTTACAGACAAGAAAAAATAGGCCTCGTACAGGCGGGGCTTTTTTATGCGCATCGCACGCGCACATCAAAGAAAGTCTTTCAGCTGTGAGCCTGGGCAAACCGTTAACTTTCGGCGGCTTTGCCGTGCGACAGGCTCACGCCTAAAAGGAAAATAAAATGAATAAAGTGCAGGTTACTATTGATGGTGTCCCTTATGCACCCGCCTGCGCAATTTCATCGCGGATAGGCATTGCTATAACGACGCACCAGCGTCCCGACGTTCTGAAACGAGCTCTCGAACAACACATGGAGCATCTTCCCGCCGGCGCGCTGGTGGTTGTTATCGATGACGGTTCAAAGCCTGCAGCTGTAGTTCCCCACGGCGTTCAGCTGCATCGACATGAAACATCACTCGGCATTGTTGCTTCGAAGAACACCAGCCTGTCAGCCCTGATGGACGCCGGGTGTGAGCATCTCTTCCTGTGGGACGATGACGCCTGGCCCATCGCTGATAACTGGCACTTGCCTTACATTGAATCACCCGAGCCACACCTGGCTTACCAGTTTCTCGATCTGGCTGGCCGCAATAAGTTGAATGACCTTTCGGTGCTTTACCGTGACGATCAGCATGTGGCGTATACCGGGCAGCGCGGCGTGATGCTGTATTACCACCGCAGCGCCATCGAGAAGGTGGGCGGATTCGATCCGGTTTATGGTCGCGGCATGTACGAACATAGTGACCTCGCCCTGCGCATCCATAATGCTGGCCTGACGACATGGGCTTACGGTGATGTGGTCGGTTCAGAAAAGCTGATTCACTCTCTCGATGAGCATGAAGCAGTGGAGCGTTCGGTACCGAAACCAGACCGGCAGGCGCTGGTGGAACGTAACGTTAAAATCCACAACGAACGGCGCGATACCGGGTTTACTGGTTACGTTGAATACCGCCAGCAGCGCGACGTGGTTATCACAACGCTGCTCACCAGTCAGCCTGACCCGCAGCGCGGCACGAGAATGGTGGCCTCGCCTAACATGCTGAGCAAATGGGCGGCCTCGCTTCGCCAGTGTGGGCGTATAGCGCTGGTGGATGAATTACTGACAGCCCCGGCAGACGTTGAGCTGTATCGCGTTCCTGACGTGAAGATGAATGTCTACTTCCGGCGCTGGCTGCATATCTGGCAGCACCTGCGCGATCACCCTGAATACCGGTTCGTCTGGTGTACCGATGGTACCGATGTCGAAATGCTTCGCGCGCCGTGGGAAGAAATGGAACCCGGGAAGGTGTATGTCGGTTCTGAACCGAAGACCTACGCCGACTCCTGGGCGAAACAGAATCATCCTGAGCGTATCTATCAGGAATTCATTGAAGCGCACCGCGGCGATGTGATGCTTAACGCTGGTCTGCTGGGTGGCACCCGCGCTGATGTAATGGCGTTCGCTCACGGCATCATCCGTCTTTACTTCCGGATCGAGAGTTATCGATTCTGGAAGAAAGAACAGGCTGGCGCTGCGGTGGGGGATATGATCGCTTTTGGCATTGTTGCTAAATCGTTTGGCGACCGTATTGTCACCGGCCCGCGCATCCACACAGTTTTTAAGACTGATGGTGTCGGTAGAGAGTGTGCGTGGTTTCGCCATAAATAGTTTGAAAAATAAATCAAGGTCGCTTCGGCGGCCTTTTTTATTGGTTGCGAGATATGCACATGACTAAAAAATGTTCCGTGAATGACTGCGATAATAGTTCTGAAAAAAGAGGGATGTGCGGAAAGCACTATTTCAGATGGCGGAAATACGGTGATCCGTTGGTTGTGAGGAACACAGTTTATAGCTCGCCACAGGAAGCAATTAAGGTCAGGACAAAGATTGAAGGCGAATGCCAGGTATGGACCGGAGCAAAGTTAAAAACAGGTTACGGCAGCATACGAACTGGCGGTAAGGCATTACGTGTGCATCGCTTTGTTTGGGAATCCGTGAACGGTCCTGTTCCTGATGGTATGGATGTCGATCATATTTGTCGCAACAGGCTCTGCTGCAATATCAATCACCTCAGGTTGGCCAGCAGAAGCGAGAACAATCAGAACCTCGGCGGCGCTAAGAAAAATAATAAAACCGGAGTACTCGGGTTACTTATCTGAATCGCGGCAACAGGCGCTGGCTCGCGCAAGTTAAGCTCAATGGCAAGTTTGTTCTAAGGAAAACATTCGTGTCACTTGAAGAAGCCAGGGACGCAGCTGTCGCTGCCAGACTTGAGCACTTCACACACAATGAGGCTGACAGATGTTGATCGCTATCGTGGCCCACCACTCTCGCCGAGACATGGCTAATGACTTAGCGAGTAAGCTTGAGGCTGACAGTATCTTCATGGATGAACATAGCGCTGGTGCAAATGCAAACCATCTTCGCGCTCTTAGTTGGGTCGCTGAACAGTCAGATAGGGTGATTATCATCGAAGAGGATGCATTACCCGTTGATGGTTTTCGTGATAAGGCTCAGGACTGGCTGGCGAGGTTCCCGTGTCACATGCTGAGTTTTTATCTCGGTACCGGGCGGCCGCCACAGTATCAGATGCAGATTGCTGAGCGGCTAATAGTGGCTGATAAGACTCGCGCTGATTACATCATACTGTCGAGACTCATTCACGGCGTTTGCTACAGCGTCCCGCCTGAGCATGTGCAGCGCGTGCTATCCCGCTGGGATAACAGCAAGCCCGCCGATTACGCCGTCGGTGAGGCATTCGGTGGCCGGGTGATTTATCCGTGTTACTCGCTGGTGGATCACGCCGACATGCC